AGACCATTGAAAGCTTCTCGGGCTTCGCCCTTCAGCTTTCAATCCACGGCTGACTGATAATCAACCCTCAGCCAATGCGAGCTTTCGCTCGCTCCACCTAACCCGCCAGCGGTTGCATTCCCTGCGAAACTGCTCGATGGCAGCGTGCCCTCTCCACGCCTACGCCCGAGTCAAGCAGGTTGAATCCCGCTGGCGTTGACTTGCCAGGCCACATGGGCGGCCATCGTGCCGCGTCCTTAGCCTGGCAACCCCTCCCTGCGACGGTGTCTGCGGAGTAGCGCAATGAAGCGTACTCACCGGCCGTCGCAGGTTTCAACCTCCGGTCTAGAGGCTGTAACGCGCAAGCGTCGATCAGCTACCCCGAAGGCGTGCCCAGCCATGGGCCGCAAGGAGCCGTAGACGTGCGGCAAATGGCATCGAATTGGCATCTTGTCTGGCGGAGTCCACAGCGCCGCCCGGCTCGGTGTCTAGCTGGTGAAGCTCAACGGGTCGGTCCATGAGAACCGGCGCCTCTCCCAGCGACAACTGATAGGCAACGAGCTCCCAGGAGGTCACTATCTCGGCGCTGCACCGCTATGCAGCAGGCCGCTCGCCGTGAGGCGCCGGCGAATGCCTCTTTAGCTCAGCGGTAGAGCTTCGCACTCTTAATGCGTAGGTCGCTGGTTCGATTCCAGCAGGAGGCACAAGAGCAGCATGCAGGCGGTAGCCACTCCGCCGCGATTGGCTCTTGGTGGCGACCCAATACGCAAGGGTTTGGCGGTTTTGCCCTAAAAACCGCCGCAGTGACCATTAGCTCATGCGCGGCAGAGCAGCGGATTGTTAATCCGAAGGCGCGAGGTTCGACTCCTCGATGGTCAGCGAGCCTGATCGGCAAGTCTCCCGTTTCGATGAACCGATCTATCACACCCTGCGCCTCGGTAAAGGAAGACCAGGGCTCGGAAAGCAAGGGGACATTCCGGGGATAGGCACCCGGGCAACATTCTAGTACGGCAATTCGGCGGTAACGGGCTGAATTGCTGTGCGCCACATTCTTGAGAGGAATGCAACAATGCAACTGCTAATTGCACCATACTGGTGGCTTTTGCGCGCTTACGTCAGCGTGGTAATCGGCCGCCTAATGCACCGCCACTAATTACCAATTCGCTTGAGAGGGCAATCAATTGGCTTTCGCACCATTTGCAATTCAGACCGCAGTGACCAACTTCCACGAGAAGTACGGCCACCCAATTCGCAGCATTCCGACGGGCGACATCCCGCCGGTCGAGGCTGAGCTTGCATTCGACCTGATCGAAGAGGAGCTTTGCGAACTGTGGGACGCAGTCTTCGACGTCGACCCCTGCGGCGACATCACCCACGAGCCGAACATCGTCGAGATTGCCGACGCGCTCGGCGACATCGTCTGGACGGCCTACTCGGCGGCCATTCGCCACGGCATCGACCTTGACCTGGTGCTCGCTGAGATCGCCCGCAGCAACGACACCAAGACCCCGGCCGCAGGCCCGGGGGCGAAGATTCAGAAGGGGCCGGACTACTCGGCGCCGGACATTCGTCGCGTGCTTCGCACTCAGCCGGCACTCGTTGGCTAAGGGCTTCGACCTAGACATCGACTTCCGCGTCAAGCGCCTCCGCTGGCACTGGCGCCTCTGGCTCATGGAGCCTCCCGCCGAAGTCGAGCCGCAGCGCATGGGCGACGTCTACGCCTCCACCGAGCGCGCTGATATGTGGCACCAGCCCGAGCGTCGCATGGGCTTCACGGCCAACACTCCCAACTAACAGCTTGCCCCTCCGGGCTTACGCCCGAGGAGGGCTATCTTGTCTCCATTCACGATTCTCTGGTCCAAGCCGAACTGCGTGCAGTGCACCGCAGTCAAGCGCTCCTTCGACAAGGGCGGCGTCGACTACGAGGTGCGCAACCTGCCCGACTTCCCCGCGCGGCTTGAGGAGTTCAAGGCCGCTGGCCTAATGCAGGCGCCGATCGTCGAGTCGCCCTACGTCGAGACGTTCTCCGGCAACAATATCGGCCTCGTCAAAGAGATCGTCGCGGCCGCCAAGGGCGCATGAGCGGCGGCTGGGCCGACTCCGACCGCAAGAGCCGGCTCCCTGCCGACTGGCCGCTACTCCGGCAAGTCGTCATCGAGCGCGCAGGCGGTCGCTGTGAGGCTCGCAAGAAGGACGGCAGGCGCTGCTGGGACAGGGGCACCGACGTCGACCACATCATTGCTGGCGACGATCATCGGCTAGAAGCGCTGCAGCTACTTTGCGCCTGGCATCACGCCAAGAAATCTTCCGCCGAGGGCAACGCCGCACAGGCCGCCCTGCGAGCGATGCTCAAGCACCCCGTAGAGCGCCATCCGGGGCTTATCACCGGGCCACCTCGGCCTCCCGCAAACAAGGGCTTCTAAGGAGGCGACATGGCTACATCTGGGCCGCTCCCGAAAAGGAGCGCAGAGCGAACGCGTCGCAACAAGGAGCCCGAGGGCAGCGTCGGCCTAGCGAAGGGCACCGCGCTAGGCGGCGACCCGTTCCCCGCCAAGGACCACTGGCACGAGATGGCGAAGGACTGGTACGGCTCGCTGTCTGACTCCGGCATCGCCGCGTTCTACGAACGCTCCGACTGGGCCACTGCGATGATCGTCGCCGAGGAGTTGACCCACTACTTCAACACCTCCACCAGCCGCCGCAGCGCGCAGATGCTCACGGCCCTCTTCGCCATGATGACGTCGCTAGGCGCCACCGAAGGTGACAGGCGCCGCATGCGCATCGAGCTGGAGAAGCCGAAAGAGCAGACCGCCTCCGCGTCCATCACTGCCATCGACAGTTACAAGTCGAAGCTCGGCATCGTCAAGAAATAGCCACAACGTCATAGGGGAATCTTGCCAGAGAGAGCCTGTATCGAATGCGGCGCGAGCCTGCAGGGCCTTCACTTCAACGCAACCCGCTGTAGCGAGGAGTGCAAGGCGATTGCCCGGAAGGCCAAGTACGACGCCAACCGGGACGTAATCCTCGCCAAGAAGGCCGAGTACTACGTCCGCAAGCATGACGAAATCAAGCTGAAGCAGACTGCCTGGCGCGCCGAGAATCGCGACCACATCAACGAGGCCTCGGCAGGCTACCGCAAGCGGGACCGCGAGAAGCTGCGCCTCCGACAGGCCGCCTGGCGCCTCGCCAACCCCGACTATATGCGCAGCTGGGAACTCGTCAACGCGGCAAAGATTTCCGAGAACAACTTCCGCCGCCGCGTCCGAATGGCCGCCGCCAAGGACGGCGTTACCGTCACTCAGCGCGACTGGGATCGACTGATCCAGCGCTACGACAACAAGTGCGCCTACTGCCACTGCAGCCTTGACGGCTGCTTCACCATCGACCACGTCATGCCCATCGCCAAGGGCGGCCGCCACACCATCGGCAACCTGGTTCCCGCGTGCAAGCCATGCAACAGCTCGAAGCGAGACCTACTGCTTTTCGACTGGCTTCAGCTGCGAGCCTCAAGGCTCGCCCTAGCCGCCTAGACACTACGCATCCGAGGGGTGAGGAACATAGCTGAGATTGACCTCGAAGGGGTTGAGCCCTCACTCGAGGCGGCTCTTGAACTGTTCCCGCCTACTGACGTCGGGCCACTGTGGCAAAAGGATGAAGACGGCAACTGGCTCCTGCCAGAGAAGACGCTCGGCTGGGAGGTTGCCGGCTGGTGCGCGGAGTGGCTTCAGGCCCCCGACGAGACGCCGTGGATTTTTACAAATGAGCAGCTTCGGTTGATCCTGTGGATATTTTCGGTGGGGCCAGATGGCGAGTTCAACTACCGCCAGGCGGTCTATCAGGCGCTCAAGGGCGCCGGCAAGGACCCGCTCGCAGCAGTCTTGTCGATTGTCCACCTGATCGGCCCATGCCTCTTTAGCCACTGGGATGAGAACGGCGACCCCGTCGCTAAGGATCACCCGGCTGCGTGGGTACAGATTGCGGCCGTAAGCCGCGACCAGACCAAGAACACCATGTCGCTGATTCCATCGCTCCTGCCGGAGCGGACGCGCAAGGCGTTTGGCAATGTCGACGTCCAGAAGGAGGTTGCCTACGCCTACGGCGGCAACCGCAGGCTGGAAGTCATCTCATCCTCCAGTCGCTCGCTCGAAGGCAACCGTCCCACCTGGGTCACGTTCAATGAGACCCAGCACTACACGGCCTCTCGCGGTGGAGTCGATCTCTACGAAACCGTCAGCTACAACGTCCTCAAAACGGGCGGCCGGTTCATCTGCATTACCAACGCGTATGAACCCGGCGAAGACTCGGTGGCTCAGAGGATTCGAGAGACTCAAGAGAAGGTCTGGGCGGGGCTCCATGAGCCCTCAGGCTGGGCCTATTTCTCGCGTGAAGCGCACCCCGCCAGTCCACTCACAAAGGACTGGGCGCCCTTTATCCTGCAGCTAATCCGTGGCGATGCCACGTGGCTGCCTATCGCCAACATCGTGAAGTCCATGCAGGACGGCTCGATCCCAGCGACTCGTGTCCGCCGCATGTTCTACAACCAGATCACGGCAGCCAGCGACTCCCTCATTGGCCCGAGCGAATGGGACGGCGCACGCGCCGACGGCCAACTCTACGGCGACAAGCGCGACCTGAACCCCGGTGATGAGATCACCCTCGGCTTCGACGGTGGCAAGACTGACGATGCAACCGCCCTTGTGGCGACCAGGATCAGCGACAAGCTCATCGTGCCACTCGCCATCTGGCAGCGCCCTGACGGCGCCGCAGGCGACGGCTGGCACATCAACGAGGCCGAGGTCGACTCCGAGGTTCACCTCGCATTCCAGACCTACAAGGTGCGGGCGTTCTACGCCGACGTCGCCTTGTGGGAGAGCTACATTGCCAACTGGTCTGAGACCTACCGCGAAATCCTCCTCATCAAGGCCAATCCGCAGTCAGCGACCGGCTTCGACATGCGTGGCAATCAGCAGAAGATCGCACGCGGCGTCGAAGCCTTTATCCAGTCGATCGTCGACAAGCGCGTCAAGCACAACGGCGACAAGCTGCTCCGACTCCACGTCCTCAACGCGAAACGCCGGCGCAACCGCTTCGGGCTGACCTTCGCCAAGGAA